CAAATGCTCTAATGAAGGTGTTTAACCCGTCTAACACCATGATATGATCATTGACGCTAGACGGAGCCAAACTACGTTCTTTTTGTAACTCTTTGAATAACTGCTGATACTTATTCATCTATCCTTCTTCATCGATGAATTCATCTGTTACAATTACATCATCAATACCACCGTCAACGCCGGCTTGATATTTGAATATATAAGCATCGCAGATTCTTTGATATAACCGTTCTTTAATCTCCTGGTGATTAATCACCTTTTCAATAAAGTTTTTGCTTTGAAATTTAATTTCGCCAAATGTCTCACCAGTGTTCATATCAATGTCTTCCATTGTATAATGAGCTCCTGCTTGTTTGACTAAATCAAAATTCTTCATGATAGCTAACCAACCACCCCAGTTGTCAATTCCACTATCATAATAGATGTCATAATCTATTTTTCGGTGAGGTGGACCCATGCGGTTTTTGACTACCTGTACATTTGTTTTACTTCCTACAACTTGTTCTACTCCATTAACCTTAGCTTTAATCATGCCGGTGTTTTTCAAACGAAGACGAACTGATGCGTGAAATGGAATTGCTTTACCACCAGATGTGGTCCAAGAATCTCCAAATGATACACCTAATTTAGTTCTTAACTGATTAGTGAATATCAAACAAATTCTTTCTCGTGCAATCCAGTTAGTTACTTTACGCATTGCCTTTGATAAGATGATTGATTTTGAGGTTGCATAACCATCTTTATCATATTCAGCTGACATTTCAATTTTTGTAGATGCACCCATTATTGAGTCTACTACAATTGTAACTAATCGGTCTTTATCTGATTTACGGACTCCTTCAACGATTGTTTCAATAGTTTCAAATATTTCTTCAATTGTTTCTAATGGAACATAAAGCATTGTTTTCAAATCAACACCAATTGCAGTTAGGAACTCAGAGCTTGTTGCTGACTCAGTATCAATATATACTGCTAATCCGCCTTTTTTCTGTGTTTCAGCTAATGTATGTGCTGCTAATAATGATTTACCTGATGCTTCTAATCCGGTAACTTCAGTGATCCGTCCCACAGGAAAGCCTCCATGGGGACGGTTTGAAATTGCTAAATCAAGCATCGAGCATCCAGATGAAATCCATTCTGATACATTACTCGGAGAATCATCATCGCCATCTAAAAAGTATGCAGATTTCAATGCAGTACCTTTAAATTGCTTGTTGATGCTATCCGCCAATGTATTTGCTAAACTGTCTACTACTTCCAGTTTACTTTTACCCTTTGCCATAATTGACTCCTAAATTAATTGAATAAATCGTTGAATGCTGAGGCAACATCTTCTGTTTTAGTAACAGGTGGTGTTGATTTAGCTGCAGCTTTTGCTGGAGCTGGTGCTGAAGTTTCTTCTTCTACATCTGAGTCAGCATTTTCAGGATTCATCCATTCTTTAAGAGCATTTTCCAATTCCTCATAAGTTGGTTCCGGGAAGATGTCTGTAATTACAGACTGATTCATGATTTTTTCTGCAATAGATTTATCATCAGTTGCTGGTTGGGTATTCGGTTTTACACGAATTGCTGTCTTAGGGAAAGCACCGCCCTCTGCTGGTGTAAATTCTACGTCAATATCACGACCATTCATTAAGTCGGTAATATCGCCATAATCTGCATCAGAGATAATAGATAAAAGCTCAGTGTAAATTTGTTTACCGAAGCCCCAAAATTTAACTCCTTCGGATTCTTTTCCACGGACGATTACGGGTACATATGTACGCATTTTCGGCTCAATTTTACGACCCATTAGCCATTCGTCTTTGTCGCCAGTCTTTTTAAGTTTATCTGCGAACTCAACGATTGGATCTGCATTACCAAATGAAATTGGTGATAGCATAGATCTTTTACCGATATCGTAATGGAAATAAAGTTCTAAGAATGGATTTTCTTTGCGATGAACGTAAGGTACGATTCTTACTCGCGTTTTGCCTGCTTCAGGTTTCCACAAATTTTGTTTTTTGTCATCAGATTTGTTTAACTGATTCAACTTCGCTTTAATAGCGTCGAGGTTAAGTGCCATAAGTGCTCCTTTGTTAATTAAGTAAATAAAAATATAAATTATTAATTATAATATAGATAATTAATGGGGTAAATCAAAGTAATTAGTTAAGTTTTTTTGTTTTTATTTTAAATCAATGTTATAGTATTTTTTTATGACATTTTTAATGTATCTAGGTGAAATTTTAGAATCAGTATCCATCATTATCAAATATGCAACGTATGCTGCGCTAAATGATTCAGGTGCATCTTCTAAATAACTTTCATAAACATATTCAGCAAATCGTTTATCTGATTCTTCACTTTCTGCTAATAAATTTTTTAATTTGATCATAATATCCTTATACTATAATAAATATCAACGCCAAGAAATTTTCTTGAAAAATACTAAATCAATAACACGGTAACCGGAGTCATCAGTTAAGATAAATGAATTTTGATAAATGCTCCAATCTAATTGGAATGTTCTGTCTAATACACCATTGTTAACTGATCGAATAATTTCATTCAACGCATTAACCGTATATAATGTATTGGTTTCTTTTTTACGATGGATGCTTATTGTATTCTGACCCCTTTGAGTTCCAGCATCAGCATTATATGTGCAATATAAATTATCGCCAGATTCTGCATTTGCAAATATGAATATTCTGCGTTCTGGAATCACATAACTTTGCTGTATGTATTCTGTTATAATATTTAAATCGGATCTATGTGCAAAAGTGCAAAGTAATTGTGTTTTCAATATTGGTCCTCAATGGATTCTTCGATATCATCAATATCGTCTGGTATAATAGTTTTTTCTACAATACGTATCTTGCCAGCATCTGTTGCTGCATAACGTAAATCTTGCGTAACATTAATTCGATTAGGGCGAAATACAATGTATGTTACATCGTTAATAATTGCAGCAACAGCTGCTGCCATATCTTGTTCTAACTCTAATGGATTTCTAACATATTTTAATCGTCGCAACTCAGCATTAACATATGTTAAATTTTGACTCTCATCTCGTATAGGACGAATTACAAATGCTTCTCCGGAGGCATCTTGTATAGGTTCAATTGACATTTCAATCGGAACTGCATTTGGTCCTCGTAAAATAACATTTGTATAACCTTTAATTTCAGATGACAATTTATTGGCTTCTTGATAAAACATATCTAAATATTTTTTATCTTTCATTCCAAGATTACCAGCTAAAATAACATCTCTTCGGTTATCTAAATATCGTATTGCATCTAATAATGGTTCTGGTAATAATTTATCTAAATCAAATTTTGATGAATCGATACCTCGTAATTGTGCTAATCTTTGAAAAGTTGCAGTAATTTCATCCCAGAATCGGAATCTTGTTACTGTTCCTTTTGTTCCTAAACGAATTGATGCATTTGGTTTTTTTGGATTACTATAATCCTTTACTTCATATTTTTTGCCATTAACATTTAAATCATATGAAACATTTCCGCCTTGTATAAAAGAATCTCGAATTAGTGCTGATAATAGTACCTCGCCTTTTCCTAAACCAGGTGGGCGTATTTCAAACAAGCGACCTGTTAAACCACTTTTAAAATTAACTGTATTTAATAGTTGTTCACTAACAGCAGATTCTGAATATAATAAAGATGCAAATTGTTTAGAATCGTCATATGATAAGCTGTTTAATAATTTCAAAGTAGGCATCTCGGCTTCAACTGGTAATAAACTTAAAAATTTTACAAGTTCATTTTGTTTATTAGCTTCTTGTACAGCCTTTGATAAAAATTGATTTTCAATGGAGCCGATATCAATTGATTCTTTGATAAAATCTTTAATATTACCTTTTGCTCGTTCTACAATTTGTCGAGCATTTTCTGGAGTACAGTCCGCAGTTTCTAATAGTACATTGTATAGTACTTCATAGTCCTTTGCTGATGTAGGATATCCTTTTGGTAATCTGTAACACCACTCCGTTAATATTAAATCAATGTTCATAAAAATATAGTATTTAATTTATCATAAATATTGCCCACCTTCACTTTTGTGGGAAAATTGCCTTGTTCCAACACCTCTTTAATCTGAGGTAATAATTCTTTTGCTTCTGTTACTGGTACATCGAATAAAACAGAATCATATGTGTATAATATCATTGCAGTTTCGCGTGTTTTCAGCAATTCTTGCACTTTGTTTAGTTTCTGTACAGATACTTCCGTTTCCATTGCTTGTAAATAGTAGTTAAACAATTTATTAGCAGTGGCATTAGTTATCATATCCGGTGTGATATGTCGTTGCAATATCGGTGTTTTAATATACTTCTTAGTTTTCCATTGATTCCACAATGAATAAATAAAATTATTTACTTGCTGAAAGAATGGAATTTCTAAAAATTCTTTATCGATACCACCATACAGCAAACGGAACGTTATCTGTTTGCTTTCGTCTCGCTGTTCATCAGTTAAATCATCAGTACCAAAATAAAATCTACCTAAATATTCATGTATTGATGATGTTGGTAAATCATATTTAATCAATCGAGCAATCAACCTAACGTGATATGAATCAAAATCCATTTCAACCAAAGCACCATTTGCAAACCTACTACAAAATGCTGCCCTGGTTCCATCTTCTTTATTCATTGCTGCAAAATTAAATCCGCGGAATGCATTACTCGGTCTACCGGTTGTTGTATGATAATTGTATTGTGAATAAACACACATATCATGTTGCAACTCTGGCATCCGGAATGTTTCGTTAACTGTCAATCCAGCACTTTCAATTTTAGCAAATACCTTTGGATACATTGCATTGAATTGTAGATATGAATCTGATAATTCTGCATTCATACACATTGGCCAAGCATAGTGACGAATCTTTTGACACATTGCTAAATGTTGTTGCAATGGTACGATTGCATTTACTTGCGGCAATGTATTGTGTCGTCTCCAATAAAATTGATGAGCTGCGGTTGGATAGTGAGATTCATCATAGGATTCTCCATATGTATACCACCACAATGTTTTAACATCCCATACATCCCCATTTCCTCCGATTTGAAGCCATTGTTTCTTGTCATGGATAAAGATATTATTTAAATTTAAAAAGTCTTGTACACGTTCTGGGAAGCCCCTTAGTTGTTCAGTATGTCGTATCGGAACAATGCGTTCTACATCATCTTCAGTATAAACATAAATTGCAATTAACGGATTCTGTGTTACATGATATGTTGGACTAGAAAAAATTGGGACTAGTAATGTCTTGCGATTGTTAATGCACTTTAATAGCCCATCAACTTCTTCTATACTATCCACTATCATATAGTAGTATAATAAGAAAAAAAACTTAAGAATCCAAACCGTTTATATCTTTTGGGATAACAAATTCATTGTCAATGTAATACTCTGCATAATCTGTAACGTAATTCATTATGGTTGGTATTGTGTTTTGAATTTCTAATAATTGTTTGCGGTTATATTCTAATACACCTGGAACTGTTATATTATTCTCAATAGTATCATGCAATGGACCTGTTATTTTCCATGTTACTGGGACAGCATCATACATGATTACATCAATCAATTGGTTGATCCATTTATCATATTGTATTTTATCAATCTCAATAACTATGTCTGAATTTCGTTTTTTGCAAAAATAACGTGTAACATAACCAGCAGCAATATCTGCAGTAGTTATAGTTGCAGTTGTATTTGTAACAGATTCAAATCCTGATATTGGAACTGTTTTCAATGATTTATATGTTTTTACTGCTTCTGGTAATTTGGAATATGGTTTCAATCTTAAAGATAAACGCAAATTCCATTTCGATTCAGTATATATTTCATTGGTTGTTGTATAACGATGATATGGACCTATGTATTCCATATTATCATCTGTGCTAAATTCACCACCTAAGGTATATAACCCATTGACAATTTCATCTTCAGTATAATATGTTTTTATTCTCATAATTAATCTATACTAGGTCTCATTATACATTTAAGTGTAGTATTCCATTCGCCTGAAGTTGATACTGAATGTGATATACTTATTACACTAAATACCGTATTCATTCGGTATCTCATTGGTAATGCTTCGAACTGCAATACATCTCCATATTTAAATCCATGAATGCCATTCAGTGTAATTGAAGCTTCAAATGGAAATATCGGAGCTGTCATCTGTGCAGACGTTCTAAAATCATTGAATGGTTTTTTTATGTATTCTGCTAATGATTTTCGCAAAGCTGTTTGCAACTCAGGAATGCCTGGTGATTCACCAAATTTTGTTCTAGACGCCGCTAAATTTTCTAATACCGTTTCATG